CAAACGGTCGAGCTCAGATTGCTCAGGCAAAGGCAGAACAGGAAGTTGAAAAGATGAGACAGGTGACTATCGCCGAAAAGGAAAAGGAAGTCGCTGTTAAGAAGGCTGAACAGGACCGTGACGTTGCTAAGCTTAACGCAGAAAAGGCAAAGTATAAGGCGGATTCTATTGAGGCAGAAGGTCGAGCACAGGCTGCTATTGCTAAGGCAAAGGTATCTGCTGGTTTGACTCCTCAGGAAAAACTTGCTGGTCAGGTTCAGATGAACAAAGACAAGTGGGACGCTATTGCTCGCATGCAGGTTCCTGTCGTTCCGACAAATGTCATCAACACAAATGGAACTGGCAAGGGTGCTGCCTCTGGACTTGATGTTCTCGCAGAATCCATTGCGATTGACCGCTTGAATGCAGTCAAGGTTGAAAAGTGAACCCGTAAGCCGGTGGCTCAGGACACTTGGAAACAAACTACTGCCTCGGATCCTACAGCGATGGTCTTAAAGCCTAACGCTGTGCCGATGGTTTTCAAATAACTCTGGGCACTCAAAACGAGTGCCCTTTTATTCATAATCAAAAAGGAAACAAAATTATGTTACAAGTACTCTTCATCATCTTCATTTTCATGCTCGTTGCAGGTATGATTGACGCTCTTATTCAGACTATTCAGAAGGACGGCGGTGCTAAGGAATGGTTTGCTCTGATTGTTGCTTGGGGTTTGTTCGGCACAGAAATTGCTCTTTGTGCGATTGCGGCAGCTAATCCTATTGGAACTTTCGCATTCGTCATCGGTATTCTTTGCGCTGTCTATGCTGGTATCTTGTTTCTCACCAACACACTTGGGATTTTCTTGAACAACTCAAATGGACGCCAATTCCTCAGCTTGGTTAAGGCTCCGACCTTCCTCGCTATGATGATCCTCTTTATCATCGCTATCTAAGGAGAAACTTATGTTTAACGAAAAGTTCATGGAAGTGATTAACCGTTCAGTTGCGAATGACCTTTACTGCTTGAAGGTGACTTCTACTGATGAATATGATTGTGTTCAGTTCAAGCATGATAACGTAAATGTACCGTGGTCAGCGGACGGAATACATTATGAACTCAGACGCTTTAAGGATGGGTCCTATCGTATCGGTTTCCATGTTGAAACAACAAAGAACTTCGCTTGCTTGTTTCACAAGGATGAAATCATGCCGTTCATCGCACAGTCTCTTGAATTGGCAATAAGAAAAGAACGTTATGATTATCTTGACCCGTCATGCATCAACTTCTTTGATGAATTGAAATTTAACGAACAGAAAACAAAGAACATTGAGGTTTATTGGGATATCCCACTTAATTCAGAAACGCCTGCTTACGAACTTGCACATCGTCTTAGCCAGTTCGCAGTCAGAATGAATCCTGCTGTGAAGAATATGGTAGATGCAGTCAAGGCCGTAACGGATATTTAAGGAAATAAATGAAACGAATTCTTTTGGACATGGACGGCGTCTTATGTGACTTTGACGCCCGTCTCAATTCAGTAGGGAAGAAGAAGGAAAATGGAAAGGCCGATTGGGACGCCTTGCGTAAGTTTGGTCCCAAATTCTGGTCTGAAATGGACTGGCTTCCCGAAGGTAAGAAACTTTATGACAAGTTAGTCGAGTTTCAGAAGTCACATGATGTTGAACTTGGCATTCTTTCTGCTATCTTCATGTCCGTTGGAAAGAACGGTAAGAAATCCTGGGTAAAGAAGAACTGCCCAGAAATCAAGGAAGAGAATATCATAATCATCAGGAAAGGCGACGACAAATGCTGGGAACTGAAAGAGAACGATATTCTGATAGACGATAGAAAGTCAATAATAGAGTCTGTGGACATTATTCCAGGCGCAGCTGGTATTCTATTTGAGAACGCTGACCAAGTCATGGAAGTCCTGGAAAACCTGTTTAAATGAGGCAAAAATGCTTAATGCAAGAGATTTGAGGAAAAAGTACTTCAGCGAAAACACAGAAAAAGAATTTTCGGATCTTAAGGCAAGAGTAGAAAAGATTGTCTATGAACATGCTGAACAAGGCGATGACGATTGTGTCATTCCTGATGTTCCTCTTTACTTGAAGGAACGCTGTAAAGCTTGGTTAGACGATCTTGGATATGGCGTGAATACCTTTGAGGAAGGATCTCTTCTTGTCTACTGGAACAAAGATTATCTGGACTTGCTTGACGAATGCGCATCAGATAAATAACCCATAGGAGAAAACTATGGAAGATGAAAAAGAAAAGAAAGACGAACCGCTTAAGGTCATGGCCGCTCTTATGGGAACATCTGTAGATAAGATGGTTTCAGACATTGCGGAAGCGATTGACGACAGTTACATAGATACTGCAAAGGATACTACAGCAGCAACGAAAGCAGTAGTCGCTGACTGGACTTACCGTCCAGAACTTGTAGGCAATGATGGAATTGCTATTTCAGATCCTAACAGTGGAAGTATCCTGCAGCAGAAAGGCTATAAGCTCTGGCAACCGCCGGCAGCTGATAAGTATACTTACGAGCCGAAGCAGACTATTAGTCAGTCAACACTTGACATTATCGTCAATGCTCTTAAAGATGAAGGGACTTGTATTCTCCTTAATCCTGTTACACGCAGTATGACTAAGGAAGGCTTGTTCGTTCATAGCAAGATTATGGAACTTGATGAAAGTCCTTACAAACTTTATAAGGAAATGACTGATAGCCTAACACTCAGACCTGTTGATGACTACTACACGATGCTTTACCGTGTGGAAGATTTTCTTTTCCCTGCGGTGACTATCAAGATCTTGCTTGGGTACATCTTCGTTGAGTTTGATAGTACTCAAAAGCGTTTCAAGATTGAAGACATCAAGACTCAAGAAGATCTTGAAGCAGCAGTAAAGCCAGTACTTGAGTACATTGAGTCAATTTTCAATTTCGCAAAGCAGCAGGCTGCGGAAAGAAAGAAACTGAAACAGCGTCTTGACATACTTGCATCGAAGTCAGAATATAAATAATAGTAGAAAGAGGTTTTTATATGAAAATGACTATCGTATTCAACAATGGTAATTCTCTTGATGATTGCATGAGTGGTCTTATTTCAGAATTTGGCTTTTCGGCAACTGAAGAGACTGGCGTTTTTTCTAATGGTGATGGATTGACTATTTATGGCACTAACTGCTCACTTCATTTGGACGGTGAAGATGACGCTGTTCGTGCTTTGTTTACTGAACATATTCTTCCGTCCTACAATACAGAAATTAGAAAAACTTTCCAGAATGAATCTGCTGCTTTTGTTGATAGCCTTCGTCCATCTCGCGGTGGTCTTAAAGAAGCCTTTGCTGCTATGCGAAATCATAGCTTGAAGAAGCATCTCGTTGGTGAGGCGCTTGAGACACTTCGTCAGTATGGCGCAGTTATTGAAGAGCCTGCTAAGGCATTTGGTCTTAGAAACTTGAGCAACACCAAGCAAACAGAAGAATAAAAACCTTTCGGAAAATTTTCAAGCCGAGTCCAGCAAGGGCTCGGTTTTTTGTTATATTTTAACCAACCAAATTAGATAAAAGGCAAAACATGAAACTTGATACATATATGTTATGGAAGTTCAAAGAACTTGAAGGCAAACTTAAGGGATTCTATCCACACGAAGTCTTCTCTACCAGAATAGAGATCGGCAATGAAGTCTACTTTATCTGGTATGACATTAAGACAAACACTGCAAACATTTCCGACGATATGGGAAAGTATATCCGTGAGAACATTAAGTTCAAGGATCTTGTTGCTGAACTTAAAGAGATGGGTCTTTACGAAGAAAGGACTGAATCTCGTCACTCATCAACATACATACCGTTCCAAGGAAATCTAGAGGAGATATGATAGGAACCATTTGTTGGATCTTCGGAATAATCGGCGCAGTCGCATTTGCGATTAACTTGCTTCCGCAAGTCATAAAGTGCTATAAAGAGAAATCAGCAAGTCAAATTTCAGTAGGCTTCTTAATACTGGCCTTCATGGGAAACATTTGCTCGGCTGTATTTGTCTTCTATACCAACTTTATCACTGGCTTGTGGCAGTATCCAATCTTTTTCAACTACGCAACGGCGACTATCTTGACGCTTGTTCTATCAATTATGAAATACAGATACAGAGGTAAGAATGACAAATAAGACAATGCTTTACAACATTTTCGTTTATGAGTACATTCCTGGTCATGGAGACTCTCACAAGAATTATGAAACTTCTGCACTTGACAAGAAGTTCGCTATTAAGCTAGCACTTGAAAAGCTGGACGAAATCTTGAGAGACAATGAAGAGAGATTCTACGAGGACTGTAACGACGAAAAGGATTGTCAGAAGGTAGATGAAATCATTGAAAAGTGGAAGAAGGAAGGCGAGAAGAGCCTTGACTGGGACGTAAATGAACTTTTCAACAAACTTGGCATTGACGATGACTGTTACGGCGAACATGCTGTTACCATTGAAGAAAAGGAATTGGAAGGCTAATGAAACCGTGTGAATATAAAGTTGAAATTCTGAGACACCCGACTGACGAAGACTGGCAGTGGGTAAAGAAACTTGCCTTGAACACTGTTGGCAAGGATTACTTTATGGACAATGAAATGTCTCTTGCTCTTAAGAAGAAGTATCTCCGTTCTGAGCATTCACCTATCAGAACATTGAACTTCATCATCAAGATGACGATTCCATACTGCAATTCTGTTCATTTTGTCAGACACAAGTTTGGCGTTGAACACTATGTTCAGTCTCAGAGAAACGACAGACAAGACAAGTATGATAGACGCAAGGCTCCACAGGACGCTCCTGTCTCTCACATCATGTACATCAACGCTCAAGCGCTTATGCAGATGGCAAGAAAGAGACTTTGCGGAAAGGCTGATGAAGATACTCGCTATATCATGAACTTGATTAAGGAAGCAGTACTTAAGACCAACCCAGAGTTTGAAGATGTTCTTGTGCCGCAATGCAAGTACTTGCGTGGTTGCCCGGAATTTCAGCCTTGCGGTGGGTTCACTGTGAAGAAAGATAAATAACAGGTATGAATAGATATCTGAACATTCTTCTTCCGGGCATCTTTTTGCCCACATGCTTAGGCACCGTTTATAATTTCTCCCAGTATTCCGCAAACCTCGCTGCTCTGTTTGAGATGTCAAAATTCTCAACAGACATCGGATTTACGCTCATCATATTCTTCTTGGGAATGTGTGCAGCGATTTTTGGAAGACAGGTTGAACTTAACCCTAAGAAGATGGCTATCGTCTCGACTATCGTATTTGCCATCGGAATGTTTGGACTTTACGGCGCTACTGCTTTAGGCTTCATACCGCTTTACTTCCTTGCCTGCTGTCTTGTGGGCGCTGGAACAGGAATTGGATATGTATGTCCTATCAAGCAGTTGATGTCAAACTTTGAGGATCATAAAGGACTTGCTTCTGGTCTTGCCATCACTGGCTTCGGCTTAGGAAAGGTTCTTGCTGCGCCTGCGATAGAATACCTTCTTATCACAGTCACATTACCTCACTTGTTCTTGATACTTGGTGCCGTCTATCTTGCTATCATGCTTTTGAACACCTGGCTTTTCCGACCTAATCCTATCTACGTCTCGACGATACATACGGCGGTCCCGCTAAAGACGATGGTCAAACATTTGTTCTTTACGAAGGAATACTTGTCAGTATGGTTCATGTTCTGCATCAACATTTCTTGCGGTCTTGCGTTAATCTCTCAGGAGAAAGGATTGCTTCTAGGATTTGGATTTACGGAAATTGCTATTCTGATGTCGCTGACTGCAGTCTTCAACATTCTTGGACGATTCTTGATGAGTACATTGTCAGACAAGATTGGTAGAAAGGCTGCTTATCATTACATCTGTTCATTCGGCATCTTGGCATCATTCCTCGTCTTCACAGGAAATCCTATACTTGCTTTGATTGGTATTTTGATGATAGAGTTTGCTTACGGCGGTAACTTTAGCTGTCTCCCATCGCTTCTTGCGAAAAGATTCGGCAGTTCATGCGTCTCGACTGTTCATGCGATGACGCTGTCTGGCTGGGGAATTGCTGGCATCATAGGACCCGTTCTTGCAAACGTCTTTACTGGAAACACACTTTATTTGGTACTTGGAGGTCTATACCTACTAGGATTTACGCTGATGGAGATATTCGTAAAGCGAGATGACGCATAATAAAAGCTCCGGCCGAAACCGGAGCTGTTGGTTATTAAAGGAGTCGCTATTACTAGACTAGCTTCTTTGTTGTCATTGTGAAAAGCTTGTTCTTAACATTGTCAAGATCATCGCTTCCCCAATGTTCTGGACTTGATGCAAACCATTCAATGCACTTGTCAGCAACGCCGGCTTTGAACCTTGAATAGCCCGCACAACGAACACCTCCCCTAAAGAAGTCATCACATTCTTCCCTAGTAAACTTACCGTTCATACCCTTATTAGAATACAAGCAGTCGTGAAGGATTGCTGCGCAGTTGAAAGTCATGTTCTTATTGTCCCATTTTGGAAGGAACCATGTGAACAATGATGGAACTGAAGCGCCGTCAGTGCGGAAACCCTTCTTGAGTTTTAAAGTCAAGATAAAGTTCTCGCCTTTCTTATTATGATAGTAAGCGCTTATCGTTGCCACGTC